AGGCCGGAACATTCCTTTTTACTTCACGATCACGCCGGACGAATACATAGAAATGAAAAAGGCAGATTGTGAAATAGACGGCAAGGAAAGCGCCGACAGGCGCGCGGCCTGGCACAGACAAAAGAAAAGCCGCCCTCGCGACTGGCATCACGAAGAGCGGCAAACGAAAATATCCTAATCACATATTAAACCAAAACAGGAGGTTTGTCAAATGGTTAAAATAAACAGTCTGGAAATTGAAAACGTAAAAAGAATAAAAGCAGTAAAAATTAAACCTGAAAAGAGCGGATTAACCGTAATAGGCGGCAAAAACAATCAAGGGAAAACCTCGGTACTGGACAGTATAGCCTGGGCATTAGGAGGAAACGGCTTTAAACCATCTCGGGCTGCCCGGCAAGGCTCTGTTATTCCTCCCCGGCTTCATTTAGTTATGTCCAATGGTCTGGTTGTTGAACGGAACGGCAAAAACAGCGATCTGAAGGTGATTGACCCCACCGGACAGAAAGGCGGACAGCAGCTTTTAAATGAATTTGTAGAACAGCTGGCGTTAAATCTTCCTAAATTTATGGAAGCGTCTTCTAAAGAAAAGGCCCGCGTACTTTTACATATTATCGGCGCAGAAGAAAAGCTGGCACATCTGGAACTTCAGGAACAGGAATTATATAACCGCCGGCATGCTATCGGACAAATCGCAGACCAGAAATCTAAGTTCGCGAAAGAAATGCCATACTTCACCGACACGCCTAAAGAGCTGATATCCGTAATGGAATTAATTCAACAGCAACAGGAAATTCTGGCAAGAAACGGAGAGAACCAGCGCAAAAGAGAAAATCTGAAACGTCTGGAGTTCCAGGCGGAAAATCTGAAAAAGCAAATAGAAGAATTAACGGAAAAAAAGGCTGCGGTAGAATCTGATCTGGAAACCGCCCGGAAATCCGCCGAGAACCTTCACGATGAATCCACTGAGGAATTAGAGCGGAATATTAGAGATATTGAAACCATTAACCGGAAGGTGCGCTCTAATTTAGACAAGGAAAAAGCGGAAGAAGACGCTGTAAATTATCAGGAGCAATATAAAACGCTGACCGCACAGCTCGATAAAACCCGGCAGGAAAAAACAGAGCTCCTGCATAACGCAGGGCTTCCTCTTCCAGGGCTTTCCGTGGAGGACGGAGAACTCACTTATCAAGGCCAAAAATGGGATAATATGAGCGGAAGCGACCAGTTGCGCGTTGCGACGGCTATTGTACGAAGGCTGAACCCCCAATGCGGCTTTGTTCTTTTGGATAAGCTGGAACAAATGGACCTGGACACTTTAAATGAATTCGGCGAATGGCTGGAACAGGAAGGGCTTCAGGCAATCGCCACACGCGTCAGCACCGGAGGAGAATGCAGCATAATTATCGAGGACGGATATGTAAAAGGTGAAGAAACGCAAGAGGCAGACAAACCCAAATTATGGAAGGAAGGCACATTTTAATGAATATCATTCGAGGAAAAATACCGTCGGCGCAAAAGGTTGTAATTTATGGTCCTGAAGGGATCGGGAAAACTTCATTCGCAGCCTGTTTTCCTGATCCTCTGTTTATCGATACCGAAGGAGGCACAAAGCATATAGACGTCGCCCGGCTTCCCGCGCCTACAAGCTGGACAATGCTGCTGGAACAGGTGCAGGAGGTCAAAAAGGAAAACACCTCTGTTTGTAAAACTCTGGTTCTTGATACCGCGGACTGGGCGGAGCAACTTTGCATAAAGCACATTTGCGATAAATATAAAAAATCCGGGATTGAGGATTTTGGATATGGAAAGGGCTACATTTATTTAAAAGAAGAATTCGGCCGCCTGTTAAACCTTCTGGAAGACGTGATAGAACGGGGAGTAAACGTAGCAGTGACCGCTCATGCAAAAATGAGAAAGTTTGAACAGCCGGACGAAATGGGAGCCTATGACCGATGGGAAATGAAGCTGGACAAAAATGTGGCCCCGCTGATAAAGGAATGGGCGGATATGGTTCTATTCGCAAACTACAAGGTGTATACCGTAAAAGACGAGCAAACCCAAAGGAGCAAGGCTCAGGGCGGGAAACGGGTTTTATATGCATCGCACCACCCATGCTGGGACGCGAAAAACCGCCATGGGCTTCCTGATGAAATGCCGCTGGATTACACCAGTATCGCGCCGTTTCTGAATAATCCCGGCACCTCCGGCGCCAATACCGCCACCGGCCAGGAGCGCGAAAACGCTTTTGCAGCGGTACAGGAAAAGCCAATTACCGCAGAAGACGATCTATCATTTGACGATATCGTTGACAGCGCTCAGGAGGATATTCCGGAAGGAATCCCCAGGGATCTGTATGATCTTATGCGGGCTAAGGAAGTAGCCCCTGTTGAGATTCAGCAGGTAGTAGCACAAAAAGGGCACTTTCCGAGAGATATGCCGGTCCGGGACTATCCGGAAGAATATGTCCGCGGAGTTTTAATCGCGGCGTGGCCGCAGGTGTGGGCCGCAATTGAAAAAAACAGAAAAGAAAATCTGCCGTTTTAAGGAGGAGCTTTATTTATGAGTGAGGCAAATACAGGACGCGCAATCGGCTGGGAAGACGAAATTGAGAACGACGGAACACAATGGGTTCTTTTGCCGGAAGGTGATTATCGTTTCCAGGTGGAATCCTTTGAAAGAGCGCATCATCCGGGTTCCGGAAAGCTTCCGTCATGTCCTAAAGCAGTTCTGCATATCCGAATCAACGCGCCGGAGGGCAGTTGTACCATTACGCATAATTTGTTTTTGTTCACCACCATGGAGTGGAAGCTCAGTGAGTTTTTCCGGTCTATCGGCCAAAAGCAGCACGGAGAAAAGCTGAGAATGAATTGGAGCGCGGTTCCGGGCGCTGCCGGCCAATGTAAAATAGGAATCCATAAATTTACCAAAAAAGACGGTACAGAGGGAGAATCAAACGAGATTGTAAAATTTTATGATCCAGGCGAGGCTGACGCAACGGTTAGAAATCCTCAGAAGATCAATAATTCTTCTCAAACCACCTGGGAGCCGGGGGCGTTTTAAATGGAATTAAGACCATATCAGCAGGAAGCTCGGCAAGCCGTAACGGAAAAATGGAATAATGGGGACAAGCGCACGCTTTTGGTCCTGCCCACCGGCTGCGGAAAAACTATTGTATTCGCCAAGATCTCAGAGGACTGCGTCCGCCATGGAGACCGGGTGCTGATTCTGGCTCATAGAGGAGAGCTGCTCGACCAGGCCGCGGAAAAAATAAAAAAATCCACAGGGCTTGGATGCGCTGTGGAAAAGGCGGAAGAAAGCTGCCTAGGGAGCTGGTTCCGGATCACTGTCGGATCTGTGCAAACCTTAATGAGGCAGTCAAGGCTAGAACGGTTCAGCCAGGATTATTTCAATACCATTATCATTGACGAAGCGCATCATTGCGTTTCTGGAAGCTATCAGCGAATTCTCCAGTATTTTTCAGAAGCAAAGGTTTTAGGCGTTACCGCAACACCGGACCGCGGGGATATGAAAAACCTGGGAAGCGTTTTTGAATCCCTGGCCTATGAATACAGCCTGCCTCAAGCAATACGTGAGGGATATCTTTCTCCGATCAAGGCCTTGACAGTTCCGCTGAAAATGGATTTAACCGGCGTAGGAATCCAGTCGGGAGATTTTAAGGCGGGTGATTTAGGGACCGCACTGGATCCCTATTTGGAGCAGATCGCCGTTGAAATGGAAAAGGTATGCAGGGACCGTAAAACCGTCGTTTTTCTGCCGCTTGTAAAAACGTCGCAAAAGTTCCGGGATATTTTAAACGCCCATGGCTTTCGGGCCGCAGAGGTCAATGGAGAAAGCCGGGACCGCAATGAAATTCTGAAACAGTTTGATGCGGGAGAATATAACGCGCTGTGTAATTCCATGCTGCTGACAGAAGGCTGGGACTGCCCAAGCGTTGACTGTATTGTAGTGCTGAGGCCTACAAAGGTGCGCAGCCTGTACAGCCAGATGGTAGGACGCGGAACACGCCTGTCCCCAGGGAAAGACCATCTGCTGCTCCTGGATTTTTTATGGCATACCGAACGGCATGAGCTTTGCCACCCCGCCAATCTGATTTGTGAAAATCCGGAAGTGGCGCAAAAAATGACGGAGAATTTGGAAGCCTCAGCCTGTCCCGTGGACATTGAGGAAGCGGAAAAACAGGCGAGTGAAGACGTGGTTTCTCAGAGAGAAGAGGCTTTGGCAAAGCAGCTTTCAGAAATGAAACACCGTAAGCGCAAGCTGGTGGATCCCCTTCAATTTGAGATGAGTATCCAGGCGGAGGATTTGTCCGGATACATTCCTTCCTTCGGATGGGAGATGGCGCCTCCAACCGATAAGCAAAAAAACACTTTAGAGAAGCTGGGGATTTTCCCTGATGAAATTGACAATGCCGGCAAGGCTGCCAAGCTGTTAGACCGGCTTGCGAAGCGAAGAGAAACCGGTTTGACAACGCCGAAGCAGATTCGTTTCCTGGAATCACGCGGCTTTCAGCACGTAGGCACCTGGCAGTTTGCCACGGCAAAAGGACTGATTGACAGAATTGCCGCAAACGGCTGGAAAGTTCCATACGATATTATACCGCAGGAATATAAAGGGGCGTAATCATGAAAAATCAGTATCACACCGACCTTTTAAAAATTTTAGATGCGATCGATCCCGCGGCTTTGTCCTACCAGGAATGGATTAATGTAGGCATGGGCCTGAAGGAATCAGGATTTACTTTTCAGGATTGGGATAATTGGTCGCAGAAGGATTCCGCCCGGTATCACCGCGGTGAATGCGAAAAAAAGTGGAACACCTTTGCCGGAAGCGGAACCCCCATAACGGGAGGCACTATTGTTCAGATGGCTATGGAAAGCGGCTGGACGCCGGCAGGCACAGGACATGAATTAAACTGGGATGATGAAATTGAAAACGACGGTCTGACGATTATTGATAAGGACTGGGTAGAGGGACGGGAGGTATTGGAGCCGGAAGGCTGGGATCCCGCCAAACAGCTGATCACTTATCTGGAAACGCTGTTTGAAAGCACGGAAAACGTTGGATATGTTACGGAAAGCTGGGAGAACGACGAAGGAAAGCGCGTGCCCGCTAAGGGATGCTGGGACCGCACCGCCGGAGAACTGATTCAGGCCCTGGGAAAATGCCGGGGAGATATCGGCGCGGTACTGGGAGACTATCATCCGGAGGCTGGAGCCTGGATCCGGTTCAATCCGTTGGACGGCCAGGGAATCCGCAACGCAAACGTTACAGATTTCCGTTACGCGCTGGTGGAATCTGATTCCATGGAAATTGAAAAGCAGAACGCTATTATCCGTGAACTGGAGCTGCCTGTGGCATGTCTGGTCCACAGCGGAAAAAAGAGCCTTCACGCAATTGTGAAAATTGAGGCCGGGAGCTATGACGAATACCGCAGACGAGTGGACTATTTATATAATGTATGCCGAAAAAACGGCTTGGACGTTGACCAGCAAAACCGCAACCCTTCCCGGCTTTCCCGAATGCCGGGCGCTGTCAGAAATGGGCATAAACAATTTTTGATAGATACCAATCTTGGCAAGAGCAGCTGGGCAGAATGGCAGGAATGGATAGAAAGCGTTAATGACGATCTTCCAAATCCGGAAAGCATGCGGGAGGTTTGGGACGACCTCCCGGAGCTTGCTCCTCCGCTGATCAGCGGGGTTTTGCGACAGGGACACAAAATGCTGCTCGCGGGTCCGTCTAAGGCCGGAAAATCCTATGCTTTGATTGAGCTCTGCTGCGCGATTGCGGAAGGAAGACCATGGCTCGGCTTTCCCTGCGCCCAGGGCCGTGTATTATACGTCAATTTGGAGCTTGACCGGGCTTCCTGCTTACATCGCTTCAAGGACGTATATACAACGTTGAATTGGGCGCCCAACGGCCTAAAGAATATTGACGTTTGGAATTTGCGGGGACGTTCTATCCCTATGGATAAGCTGGCGCCAAAGCTGATTCGCCGGGCGTCTAAAAAGAAATATATCGCCGTCGTTATCGATCCTATTTACAAAGTAATCACCGGAGATGAAAACAGCGCGGATCAAATGGCCCACTTTTGTAACCAATTTGACAAGGTTTGTACGGAATTAGGCTGTTCTGTTATTTACTGCCATCATCACAGTAAGGGAAGCCAGGGAAGCAAGCGCAGCATGGACAGAGCCAGCGGCTCCGGCGTATTTGCCAGGGATCCTGACGCACTTTTGGACCTGATTGAACTAGAGATTACCCAGCCGCTGCTGCAGCAGGAGAAAAACAACGCCGCGTGCGAATTGTGCAGATCGGAAATCTCGCGGCTGAGAATGCTGAGCGAAGTTTCTCCGGACGATTTATGCACTGAAAAAAAGGCCGTAGAGGCGTGTAAAGGCTTGCTGCGGGCCGATGAATATGAAGCGCTTAATCTACGGATTTCTAAAGCGAAAAAGGCCGTGGAAGCCCGTACAGCCTGGCGCGTAGAAGGGACGCTGAGAGAGTTTCCGAAGTTCCCTCCAATTAACCTATGGTTTGATTATCCGATCCACCGGAATGATGAAACAGGCGTTTTGAGTGACATTCAGCCGGAATCGGAAACGCCTCCATGGAAAAAGAATTTTTCAAAAAAACGGCCTCAGCAGGACAGAAAAAAAGATCGTGATCACTCGTTGGAAACCGCTTTCTCAGCATGCGGGATTAATGATAAAGTCACTGTGCAGGACATGGCGGAATACTTGGGGGTAACTGAAAAAACAGTGCGGAATCGCCTAAAAGAGCACGGCGGATTTTGGGTAGATGGCGGTCAGGTAGGTAAAAAATGAGGGAAAATATCGAAGGGAAAAATTTCCTTTCCCTCTTTCCTATATGGAAAATATCGAAGATTTTCCCTTTCCCCAAAGAGGGAAAAAGTCGATAATTTTCCTTCCGGGGAAAAAGACGGAAAAAATCGATAATCACCGAGTTTTTCCCGAGGGAAGAAAAAGTATATATACTACGTATATATAAATTTTCCTTTCCCTTACGGTCAAGGGGGAAAGGAAGGCGGCTGAAAGCTGAGCCGCCGTCCTTCCTTCCCTCCCCTTTCCTTGACAAAGGAAATTTTTTCAAAAAGTTCTTAATTTTACACTTTAAAGCGGTGAATTAATATGAAACTTGAATTTTTTCTTTCCATGCGAAGGCCTCCGACAGTAACACATCAAGAAAAACGAATTCACGTGGTACAGGGAAAACCGGTTTATTACGAACCGCCTGAATTAAAACAAGCCAGGACGGATTTGACAGACCGCTTGTTTAAATTTAAACCGGAATGCCCGTTTACCGTGGGAGTTCGCCTGGTTACCCGGTGGCTTTTTCCGCCTGGACGTCATGTTCCAGGCTCCTACCGCACTACAAAGCCGGATACTGATAATCTGCAAAAGCTTTTGAAGGATTGTATGACGGCTGCGGGCTTTTGGAAGGACGACGCTTTAGTAGCATCTGAATTATGCGAAAAATTTTGGGCGGAAGATAACCGGCATACAGGAATCTATATTCGAGTGGAGCAATTAGTATGAAACGCAGAAAAGAACAAATTCCAAAGGATCCGCCCGAAGACAGCCCATGTGCGCGGGCAAAAGTATTAAACGCAATCGCGCAAAATATTCCTCTTAAAATATCGTCTTTCCCCCAAAATGAGCGCAGATATGTACAAGGCGTTCATAAAGTATTAATTCGATATTGGCATTTTCAAATTTCAAAAGAACAGGCCCAGGCGGAACAGCGTTTATGGCAAATATCCTGCTTGCAGGAGGCTCATTGAGATTTTGGACGGGAGGAATTTAAGTGAAGGCCAGGATTCCTAATTCAGCCAAGCTTACAAAAAAACAATTACAAGCCGCTGAAAGTTATTCCCGTCAGGTAGTAAAAGCGGATCAGGAAAGGCTTCTGCGCCAGTACTTTAAATTGATGTGCTATGTGCTGAACCGTAACTTCGGCTTTGGTTCGAAGAGATGCCTAGCGGTAATCAATGGAATCAGCAGGCTTTCCGCCGAACACGATCAAGACGAAATCTTTTGGGAACATTTAGACCGGGTGGTCGTCGATGAAATGAAGCTCGATTTTGAAAGAGATTAACCCCGCCGCAAACAGGCGGGAAATAAGGAGTGATTTAGTTGCTTGAGATATGTCCGATAAGCTTAAAGGAGGCCAATGCTTTTGTAGAGCAGCATCACCGACACCATAAGCCTGTCACAGGGCACAAATTTTCTATTGGCTGCACCGACGGAGAAAAAATTGTGGGCGTTGCCATTGTAGGAAGGCCCGTCAGCCGTTATCTTGACGACAGCTGGACCTTGGAGGTTAACCGGCTTTGCACAGACGGCACACGCAACGCTTGCAGCATGCTTTATGCGGCGGCCTGGAGAGCGGCCAGGGCTATGGGCTATCATAAGCTTGTCACTTACATATTAGAAAGTGAGAACGGGGCTAGCCTGAGGGCTGCCGGCTGGAAATGTGCAGGCAGGGCTGGAGGGCTTCGATGGACCGGAAAGCGCCGTCCAAGCGTGGACTTATGTCCCGCACAGATGAAGCTTAGATTTGAAGTCACAGACGGGAACGGAGGACAAAAGTAATGATTAACCTAACCTTGGGAGATTACCGGATCTGCACCTTGAAAAATGGTACTGTCGCCCTATATGAGCGCCATATTATTTCAAAGCGTTCAAGTCCGAATTTAGGCAAAACGGTTGAAAGAATAACAGGATACTACTCTTCCCTAAAAGCCGCTCTATCGGCCTACACGGCAAGGGAAATGGCGTCTGATGATTACTGCGCAGAAACTGCTGAGCAGTTGGAGGCTGTATTGGACAATCTCGCTTCCAGAATTGAGAAAGCGTTGGAGGGAATAAACCATGACTGAATTAAAGCCACACAAAATATATTGCGAAGCTCTGAATAAATGGGGTGCTGAAGCTCAAACACTTATGGTTTTTGAGGAAATGTCAGAACTGCAAAAGGAGCTTTGTAAGCGCGCCAGGGGCAAAGATAACCGTGAAGCTATTGCCGAAGAGATCGCAGACGTTCAAATCATGTTGGAACAAATGATGATTCTTCACGATTGTGAGGACTTGGTGGAAGTTCAAAAATTCAAGAAAACACACAGATTAAATGTTCGCTTGGAACAGGAGGGTTTATAATGTTTGAAAATATTGATTTTAACGCACTAATTGAAAAAGCGACCAAAGAAAAATGCGAAATAACCATATCATATGAGCCTAACAGGACAGAAATAACCATACAACCGTGGAAACCATTTTCTTATGCTTGCCCTTATAAAGCTAAACAGGAGGATTGACAATGGACTGGATAAATGTTAACAGAATAACCCCTAAACCGTTTGTCAGCGTACTGTGCAGAATGCCAGGAGAAAAACCTTTCCCTACTGTACATGAAGGATATATTTCTGATGATGGGATATGGGTAGTTTATGGATTCAAAAGAGAACCGGGAGAAGTGACCCATTGGACGGCTATGCCGGAATACCCAGATGACGAGGAGGATTGACAATGACTGAGTACCTAGAAAAAGCGGCACTGGTTAGAATTTTGAGAGCAAAAGCAGAAATGGGCAGATTAAGTGAATACAGCGTGTGTTTTGATAATGTGGCAAAAATGATTGAACTGCTACCCGCCGCCGACGTGGCAGAGGTGAAGCATGGGAAGTGGATAGAAGTACAGAAAGAAAATATATGGAATGATATTGTCCCGGTGCTTGAGTGTTCTGCTTGCGGAAAGTATACAGTAGGCACAAGAGGAATTATGACAAAATCCAACTACTGCCCCAACTGCGGCGCTAAGATGGATTTGGAGGACTAAGCAATGACAAAGGAAAAAGCGATTGAAGTTCTTGAAAATGGTGCATGGTGGGATTTGCTTATCCCTATAACAACCATTGAAGGCAGGAAGTCAGATATCGAATTGCATGAAGCTCTTGATATTGCTATTGCCGCTCTATACCCCGTCAGTCGGGAACAGGTTGAGAAAGTGTGGAAAGGCTGTTCTTGGTGCAACAACGAAGGAAAAAAGCCAGAAAATTGGGAGTGCTCTCTTTTAGACGACCGTGGTTTTTCGGTTGTTGTTGGAGACGAAGTAGTTTGGACAAATGCTGAGTTTTGCCCAGTGTGCGGAAAACCGTTAACGGATAATGTTGCGGATACACTTATAAAGAGATTGGAGGCGCTGAAAGATGAAGAGACTGATTGATTTAGATGAACTCTTGCAATATCCACTCAGACGCGGGAGCGAACATTACGATGAGAAAAATGCTGACCCTCATTTCCTATTCGGTGTGGAATCTGTTCTGGAGTATGCACAGACATTGCCCACCCTAACCCAGCCGAACAACTGGATCAGTGTTGAGGACAGGTTGCCGGAAGATGGTAAATATTTGTGCTGTTTTTCATCTTTAGGGCTTGGCTGGTGTATAGATGTGTTATCTTATGCCTCTGATTTAAATTCAGTTGATGATTGGGATTTTTACAATGAGCATCGCGGTGGTTTTTATGATCTTGATTCAGAATGTGGATACTACGAAATCAGTGGAGTTGCCTACTGGCGCCCGCTTCCAGAACCGCCTGAGGAGGATCAGTTATGACAAATTTTGAAAAGCTCAAAAATATGACCCCGGAACAAATTGCGGCAGAATTTATGATTTTTAGGCCGTCTGACGCCTGCTTCGATGACGAAAATAGGAATTATTACGCATTAGACGGAAGTTGGCACCAATATTCGCAGGATTGCTTTCAGGCAAATGTAAAGTGGCTTAACGAGGAAATTCCATATATTAAAGAACTGGAAGCCGAACTCTACCACCTAAGACATGAAAGAGATCAAGTGGTAAAGGATTTGTTGGATTACGAGGCCATTGGCCTTAAGCCGGAAGAAATAAAGGAAATTCTAAATGCGGTTAACGGAGGATTAGCCGCTAAAAATGGAATTTGGTGTCCTAAGTGTGGTGATGCTCTTGATATTGATATCGTTAATGGAGTTCTTGCTATTGGCTGTTTTGGCTGCGGAGAGTATACACCAGTATCGGAATTAATGAAGCTGCATTTAAACGACGCTGTCCCCGTAGTTAGGTGTAAGATTGTATAAAATGGGAAGCAGATGGAAGTTACGAATTTGATGATGACGGAACAAAAAAGCTATGGGTTGATTGTTCAAATTCTTTGCATCATTGTAAAGATAACCATTATTGCAACTATGGCGAAAGGAAGGAATCAAATGAATGAAGAGCATTATTTCCTGCGACCCCCGATCATCATAAGCGAAGAGGAATTAAAAAGGCAAAAGAGAGATCCTAAACTCCTGATAGAAAAATTTGAACGGCTGAGACGGTGCGAATTAAATTCCGGAAAGTCTGAATCTCACCCGGACGTTATGAAACTGTCTGAAATGATCGAGAAGTTAAGAAAAGAGGAAAAATCATGAAAGGACTTGCCCGCTTCACAAAAAACAGACTTTGTGTGGTATGGCTTATCATTACCGCCTGCGCCTTATGTGATCTTTTCCAAACCGTTGTTAATGGAAACACGCAAAACACTTGGATTAATTTTATCATGAAGCTGATATGGTCTATTGGAATTGCACAGGCTTATGAATTTGGATTTAGAAACGGAAAGGAGAATTAATATGACAGGCTGGCAATTATTACTTTTAGGTTATTTTTTAGGCACACCGTTAGGCTTCTTGCTTTGTTCCGTTCTGGTGGCAAGCAAAGACCCGCCAAAGCCGCACACCACTTGCAAGGACTGCGTACATAGGCATAAGAAAGAGTGCCCTTTCTCCCATATCGAATGTGATGTGACCGGAGATTCTATTTTTTGGCATACTAACAAACAAGATGACTTCTACTGCAAGGAGGCTCAGGACATTGGGCTGGCCACAAAGCGGAAATAGAAAAAGCTGTAAAGGCTGTATCTATAACAGACCTCTAACTTTTGAGGGTTCCGGGCAGCAACGCTACTGCCTATATTGCTATGATACCGGTAAGCCTAGAGGTTGCCCGCCGGAGAAGTGTGATAAAAAGGCTGTCAGGAGGTTGAAAAATTGACAAAGAAGGAGTTTCTGAATCAATACCGTAATATAGAAATAATCATTGGATCAAAGCTAGATGAACTAGCGAAAACCAGAGAACGCGCTGAAAAAACAACACAAACCCTTTCTCCTGATAAAGTCAAATCTGAAAGCAGTGGAGGCCTTGAAGTTTCAATCGAAAAAATCATAGGATTGGAAATGGAGATTGCAAAAGAAATAGAATCTTTGAATATAGTGAGAGTAAAAATTGAAAAAGCTATTTCTAGCATAAATGATTATGGGCTGGAAAGTATTCTGAGATTGCACTATATCAATGGCATGTCTTGGGAAAAAGTTGCAGTTAAAATGAATTACTCTTATCGCCACACTACAAGACTACATGGAATTGCCTTGCAAAAATTGAACATTGAGTAAGATGTCCTTGAATGTCCCTCTTGACTTATTGTATCATTAAACTAAAGAAATAGGCAGAGGATTATTCCCCTGCCTTTTCGATATACTCCGCAATGAATTTTTTAATTTCGGTAGTCGGCTTTGTTCCGTTCTTTTCACACGCGGCCCGGAAAGCTTCCAGAACCTCCGGGCGCAAGTCTAACGGGAAACGGACATAATTTTTCCTCATATATGCCTGTTGAATCTCACTTTTGCTTTTTGCCACGCTTAAACACCTCCACAATGTCCCATACAAACACAATTAAAGTCAATCCTATTGCAAACCAGGTAAGCCAATTAAACCCATGCTGGACAGCATAAATAATATTGGCGGCGGTCAGCAAATACAGCGGCGAGTTTCTTAATAGTTTCTTCTTGCTCATATCAATTCAATGGGGTATAATAAGGGTGGAGTTCGGGGAGCTTTCGCTCCCCTCCCTCTTAGCCCTTAGAGATTGTGTAGATTACCAAGGCGACATTTGCGAGACCTGCGAGAATCTCAACTATTGTCTTGATATCTTCCACATTCTTTGGGGGCTTTTTCTTTTTCCCCACTGGACTTTTCACCTCCTTTCCTTTGATTATATTATATAATCTACGTACGTATATGTCAACCCTTTTTCAAAACTTTTTTAAATATTTTTCAGCCCTTTTGCTATTAGCGGAGGGCTTTTCTTAATACCCAAAACAGGAAGTGATTTCATGTACTGCCCAAGAGATGGAAGGTGCGTTTTTGACGGCTTCAAGACGGCGGAAAAGCATATTTGCGCTTTGCCTAGATGTCAATATCCCCGTGAACTAAAACAGGCCTTACAGAACCGCATAGCCAATATTTTAGGACAGCCACAGGGCAGAACCAGACGGGAGCGGGAGCTTGAAATTCTCAGAAATGAAATTGTTAAATTAAATTTGTAAAGCGGTGGTGGTATGGCGACAAAGTCGAACGAATTAAATCTAACAAGCAAGCAAAGAAAACTTGCGGAATTATTAGCAAATCCGGACTTCATCGGGAGCATCACGGAGTTATGCCGGGAATGCGGTGTAGCCCGTTCCACTTATTACAAATGGTTGGACAAGCCGGAGTTTACCAAATATGTGGACAGCCTGATTTCTAAATTTACAAGCAGCGAGCTTTCAACGGTTTGGAAAGCCTTGATCCGGCGCTGTTCTATCGGAGATGTTCAAGCAATTAAGCTGTATTTTGAAATGAGAAAGGAATTATCCTCAAAAGACGAAAGCGGGGTTCAGATCATTGACGACATCTAAATTATCCGGCATTGTCTCCCCCGCTTTTTACGACGTTCATCGGCAGATCAGAATGGGCCGCATTGACGAAGCGGTACTAGAGGGTGGCAGAGGCTCCACAAAATCCAGCTTCGCATCAGTTGAACTGGTTCTGCTGCTTATAAGGCACCCAGACTGCCACGCCGTGGTGATGCGCCAGGTTGCAAACACGCTGCGGACCAGCGTTTACGCGCAAATATGCTGGGCCGTTACTGCTTTGGGATTAACTCAGAAATTCAAATGCACCGTTTCCCCAATGGAATGTACTTACCTTCCTACTGGGCAAAAGATCATGTTTTTCGGCATGGACGACCCTGGAAAAATAAAATCCATCAAAGTGCCGTTCGGGTATATTGGAATGGCCTGGTTTGAAGAGCTTGACCAATTCGGAGGCCCTGAGGTAATCAGAAATGTGGAACAGTCGCTTTTGCGCGGCGGTGCCTTTTCTTTTACCCTAAAATCCTTTAACCCTCCCTCCTCTGCCAGAAACTGGGCCAACCGGTATGTAAAGGAACGGCGGGACAGCCAGCTGATTCATCACAGCACCTATTTGACAACGCCTAAGGAATGGCTTGGCCCCAGATTCCTTGCGGACGCGGAACGGCTCAAAGCAAAAAGCGAAACCTCCTACCGTCATGAGTATCTGGGAGAGGTTGTCGGCAGCGGAACCCAGGTATTTGAAAACCTGAAATTGGAACCGATTCCGGACGAAATGGTCCGTTCCTTTGACCGCAGGCTCCACGGGGTAGACTGGGGCTATTATCCAGACCCCTGGGCGTACAACGGAATGCAATATGACGCGGCCAGGAAAACCCTGTATATTTTCGACGAGGCAACCGCCAGGCGGAAAGGAAACTGGGAAACAGCCGATATTCTAAAGGCAAAGGGCCTCACTGGAAACGACAGAATCACGGCGGACAGCGCGGAGCCCAAAAGCGTCGGGGACTACAACGCTTACGGCTTATACTGCCGGAGCGCCGAGAAAGGCCCTGGGTCTGTGGAATACAGTCATAAATGGCTGCAAAGCCTGGACTGCATCTGGATAGATCCGGTTAGATGCCCGGATACCGAAAAGGAGTTTTCGGAATACGAATACGAGCAGGACAAAAAAACCGGGGAAGTTTTAGACGGATACCCCGACGCGGACAATCATCATATTGACGCCGTAAGGTACGGCACGGAATACCTTTGGAAACGTGGAGGGGTGTAAGCATGGGACTTTTTCATTTAATCAAGGAGGCGGTGATGAAGATGCTGAATCTAAAGGAAATTAAAAAGCTGGGCGCGGATCTATCGTCGTATATGGCGGAAGCAATTCGAACCTGGGACGATCTGTTTTATTTAATCAACCAGCCTCCCCATTCCTTGAAGCTGGCGCAGACAATCACCAGCTATCTGGCGACGCTTGCGACCAGCGAGTTAACCCTAGACGCGGGCGCGGGTCAGCGGGGAAAATATATCACGGAACAGGCGGCCGGCAATCTGCTTCCTAATATCAACGAGGCGGTACAACTTGCGGGGGCTGGCGGCATGGCCGCAATAAAGCCGTTTGTAAAGGGCGGGTCAGTCTATGTGGAGATTATCCCACGTTCCCGGATATTCCCGAAAGGCTTCGGCCCAAACAAGAGAATCGAATCCGGGTTCTTTACGGATTTTGACCGCCTGAAGGACGGAAAGCCAGTAGTCCGCATCGAGGAATTTGCCCTTCAGAAAGACGGCCTTCTCATTACCAACCGGGCTTACCGGCTGAAAGAAGCCGATGGAATCGGCGGAGAGCTCTCTCTTTCTGAGGTAGAACGCTGGGCGGACCTTCAGCCCGAAGCTTTTATTTCAGGTGTAGACCGGCCTCACTTCGGCCTAATCCGAATGCCGATGCTGAACAATATCGACGGCGGGCCCCTCCCTATCAGCATTTACGCCAACGCCGTGGACAGCATTATCCAGCTGGACAAAACCTACGAACAGTTTCTATGGGAACGGGATACCGGAAAGCGGCGCATGGTATTAGACCGGGGCGTTGCGGTCAAGGACCCGATCAATGGAAAGCCCGCAATCCCTTTTCGTGAGCTTGCCAGCGACTATTACATGACCATCGACATGCCTGTGGATAAGCCCTGGGCGGACTATACGCCGGAGCTGCGGGGGGAGCATTATAAATCCATCTTTGATACTCAGCTTCGGATTTTGGAAATGCAGACTGGTTTTTCTCAAGGAACCTTTAATATCGATATCCAAACCGGAAGGGTAACGGCCACCCAGGTGATCAGTGACGACCGCACCACCTACAACACCGTCAAGGCGGTGCAGGACCGGGGCATGACCTCCGGGCTGATCGACGCTCTATATTGGTTTGACGTATATTCAACGCTGTACCGCCTGGCCCCAGCCGGAGCCTTTGAGCCTTCCGTCACCTATGGAGATTCCATTTTTGAGGATACCGGTGTGGAATACTCCCGCAGGAAGGCAATGGCGGACAGCAAATACATCAGGCCGGAGCTGCTCACAAGCTGGTATTTCGGCGTATCAGAGGAGGAAGCGAAAGCCATGCTTCCAGAACCGGAGACGCCGGAAAACATATTGTTCGGGAGTGATTAACCATGCTCTCCCCTGAATATATCGACCACCTGCCCGACCGTGTTGTTGAGCTTTACGCCGACCTGGAAATCAGGATTCTGGAGGATATGGCGCGGCGCATTTTGAAAACCGGAGCGTTGACGGAAACCGCCCAATGGCAGATGTGGCGGCTGGAGCAGATCGGGGCGGAACGGGAATTTATCCGATACCATTTACAGCGCCTTACCGGGAAAACCCAGGGGGAGATTAACGAACTGCTTGCAGAAGCCGGAGAAAAAGCGCTGTATTATGACGATCAAATCTACCGGGCAGCTGGTTTAAGCCCAAAAGCGCTGCGGGACAGCGAGGCTTTGCAGAAAATAATTAAAGCCGGCTCCGACAAAACCATGAGGCTTTTTGAAAACCTGACAAGCACTACGGCTGACACGGCCTCAAGGCAGTTTGAGAACGCTCTGGACGCCGCCTACATGGATATAACCTCCGGCGCGTTTTCTTACCAAGACGCAGTAAGAAGCGCTGTAAAAAGCCTTTCCAAAGCAGGAATTGACGCAATTATATATCCCAGCGGGCACACGGACAAAATGGACGTTGCTGTCCGTCGGGCGGTCCTTACTGGGGTCAATCAAACGGCGGCCAGAATGCAAATCGCCAGAGCCGACGAAATGGAATGCGACCTGGTGGAAACCACTGCCCACATGGGCGCCAGACCGGAGCACATGGACTGGCAGGGCAGAATATTCAGCCGTTCCGGGAAAAGCCGTAAGTATCCAGATTTCGTAAAATCCACTGGCTACGGAACCGGCCCGGGGCTGTGCGGCTGGAACTGCCGCCACTCCTTTTTTCCGTATTTTGAGGGCTTGTCCGAGCGCGCATATTCCAGGGCTAAGCTGAGAGAATATGAGAACAAAACCGTTACATACAATGGGCGAACCCTTCCCTACTACGACGCCACCCAGCAGCAAAGATACTTGGAGCGACAGATCAGGCGGTGGAAACGGGAATATCTGGCGATGGACGCGGCTGGTCTGGACACATCGGAGGCCAGCGCCAAGCTGGCTGCCTGGAGGGCGAAGCAAAAGGACTTTCTGACCCAGACAGGGCTTGGCGAGGATAAATTCAGGAGCCAGGTCTACGGGTTTGGAAGAAGCCAGGCCGCGAGAGCCAGAGCGCAAGCGGAACGAAAAAAGATTACAAAACCATCTTTATCTGGTATACTGAATAATGATGAAGAGGGTGCTATTTTAAGGTATATCAGCGGTGAGAGTTATTCCCTGAATGAAAAATTGCGGAACGGAAGAAAGTTAACCAGATCTGAATCTATTCAAATCAGCGCTTTGGACTCTGCTTTAAATAAAATGCCTAAATACAAGGGATTAGTAGAAAGAAGCTTAATTCTTGACAGGGAGGGTTTGATGGCCTTTGCGAAGCATCACACAGTGGGAACAGAAGTACTTTACCTGGCCTTTACTTCTGCTTCTGTCGGCGGTGAATATCACGAATCTCCTACTGTTCTTCTGCGGATAAAATCTAAAACCGGGCGCGATTTACGAAAATATAATAATGAAGAGCAGGAAGTTCTTTTTTCCAGAAACTGTAGATTTCATATTTTATCGGCCAAAATTGAAAATAAGGTTATTGTTTTGGAAATGGAGGAGGTTTAAATGCTTTCTTTAGAGGAGTTTCTTAAATTGCCCGCAGAAGAAAAAACGAAACGCTATCTGGAACTATCAGAAAAAGATCGCTTTCTTGCCAGAACAAGCGACTGGCAGCCTAAGGATACCGTGGTTGTTAAATACTCTAATTTAAAAAGCGATCAAGAAAAGCAGGAAGAATTTATAAAACAATTAAATGAGGCTTTGGAACGAGATGAACTTAATCTCTTAAAATAGCCTGATATTTTTACTCATTCATTTAATAGCGCAAGGCTCGTGCAGAAATGTGCGGGCCTTTTGTTATACCCAAATTTGCCCCGGATATGGCGTAAAACTGTGACCGCCAAAGGGAAGCGACCCCGTAAAAAGCGTATGGAAGAAAGGATTCCCATGAAAAGAGAAGATTTAAAGGCTTTCAATTTATCCGACGAGGACGTGCAAAAAATCATGGATCTGCATGGTGCGGATATTGAAAAGCAAAAGCGCAGCATCGAGACCCTGACTGCTGAAAGAGACGATTTCAAAAGCCGTCTTGAAGAGGCCAACGGCAAGCTGGAGGGGTACGACCCCGAATGGAAAACGAAGGCTGAGCAGGCGCAAACGGAAGCCGACGCGAAGATCAATAAAATCCGGCGCGGCTATCTGCTGAAGGAAGCCGCAGGCGGTATTAAGTTTTCCAGCGAGAGCGCCAAAAAGGCGTTTTTATCCGATCTGGAGGCGGCTGAGCTTCCCGTACAGGAGGATAAGGTCCTGGGCTTTGAGGATTTCTTAAGCAAGTACAAGGAAAGCGATCCCTCCGCCTTCCTCCCGGACAAACCGGCGCCCACCATTACCGTCCCGGGACAAGGACCTACTTCCAAGAAAACAGGGCAGCAGCTTCTTGATGAAAAGTACAAAAACAATCCATTCTATCACCCGAAAGGAGAATAACCCATGTCAATTAAATACGGTTCTTTAAACGTAGATGAAAGATACTCCGGTATTCTGGAGCCTAATCTTTATTACAACCCTGTGCTGGTGCCCGGCGTGACCTGCACAGACAAATATCAAATCGGGCCGGCGGGTCAGATTTATGTGCATAAGCTTACCACCTCCGCAGTGGAATCCGGAACTCCGGGCCGGGATTTCTCGGATACCGCCGTATCGGATACCTTAATCCCGATTCAGCTGAATAACAATTTCCAGCGCTCCTATAAAATCTATGGAGTACAGGCGGCCGCCGGAGGATTCGGCGGGGGTGGAGAAGCCCCCCCG